AACCAATTAATTATGGTAGGCTGTCTTACAGAAGATGGTAAGGAATATCTGTTTCACCATGAGACAGGCTTTGATGGTTTGCAAGAATTACTAGACAGCACTACTATCCTAGTTGGACACAACATATCTTATGACTTGATGTGGCTTTGGGAATGTGGCTTTAAATATGATGGTGATGTATTTGACACTATGCTTGTAGAATATATAATGCTGCGTGGTCAAAAGAAACCACTGTCTCTTGAAGCCTGTGCTGAAAGATACAGCCTACATACACAGAAGAAAGATACACTTAAAGAATATTTTAAGAAAGGTTTAGGTGTTGATGATATACCAAAAGAAGAGTTATCAGAGTATCTGTCTGCAGATTTAAATGCTACAAAGGAGTTATCAGATGAGCTATATAAAAAACTTGATAGTGATGAGCATAGTGGTCTTATTAATACTGTTAATCATACCAATCGTGTTGCCATTACTCTTGCTAATATATATAAACGTGGGTTTAATGTGGATACAGAGTCTCTTAAACAAGTACAATCAGAGTTTGAGAAAGAAAAAGTTGATGTCGAGAAGAGACTTTCTTCTCAAGTCAAAAGACTTATGGGAGATACACAGATAAATCTTAATAGTCCTGAACAGATGTCTTGGGTTATATACAGTAGAAAACCTAAAGATAAATCTACATGGCTTAATAACTTTACACCTTATATGAATAAATCAGATTTAGTAGAAAGAATAAATATCAACAGTGACATAGTTTATAAAACTGTAGCTACTAAATGTACAGTGTGTTATGGTTCAGGTTTTATAAAGAAGATAAAGAAAGATGGTAAGCCTTACAAGAATGATACTAAATGTTCTAACTGTGATGGTTCAGGTTATCTATTTAAACCAACTAAATCTATAGCAGGATTAAAGTATAATCCACCTTCAGCAAAGTGGGTAAGTGCAAATGGATTTAGTGTAAATAAAAATATGTTAGGTATATTACAGAATGTATCTAAGAGAAATAATACAATGGAAGCATATAACTTTCTAGCAGACTTACAAAGACTGTCTGCATTAGATACTTATCTATCTTCTTTTGTTGAAGGTATAAATACTTATTTAAAAGATGATGGCAAGTTACACGTAAGATTACTACAGCATAGAACATCTACAGGTAGATTTAGTGGTGCAGAACCTAATATGCAGAATATGCCTAGAGGTGGTACGTTTCCTGTAAAGAAAGTATTTATATCTAGATGGAAAGATGGTAAGATATTAGAAGCTGACTTTGCACAGTTAGAGTTTAGGACTGCTGCATTCTTAGCACAAGATGAAGTAGCAATGAAGGAGATTGAAAATGGTTTTGACGTACATAGTTACACTCAAAAAGTTATTTCTGATGCTGGTCAAAAGATTAGTAGGCAAGAAGCAAAAGCACACACCTTCGCACCACTCTTCGGTGCAACAGGGTTTGGAAGGACAAACGCAGAAGCGACCTACTACGAGCAGTTTACAAAAAAATACAAAGGAATCGCATTATGGCATTCCAGATTGGCTAAAGAAGCTGTAACACATTTTAAGATAAAGACACCATCAGGTAGAGAGTTTGCATTTCCTGATGTAGCTAGAAGAGTTAGAGGTGGAGTTACATACTTTACACAGATAAAGAATTATCCTGTACAATCATTTGCTACTGCAGATATAGTACCACTAATCTTAATGGATATAGATAAAAGATTAAATGGATATAAATCTTGTGTAGTAAATACTGTACATGATTCTATAGTAATTGACATACATCCTGATGAGATAGATGTAGTAAAAAGTATTATAGAATATACAAATAATGATATGACAGATACTATTAATAAACATTTTAATATAGATTTAAATGTTCCATTACTATTAGAAGCAAAAATAGGTAAGAATTGGCTTGACATGCAGGACATAATGTGATATAACGTCAAGACTTAGATAAAAAAGGAGAAACTATGAGTGATTTAGTAACAATAAGTACAGATAATTATGCAGTCATGGCAAAGGCTATGGGCATAGCAGGTGCTACTGTAGGCACAAAGACATCTAATAATTTAAATAGATTAAGAATATGGCATTCACCTATTATGGGTGAAGAAAAGATTGGCAACAAGCTAAAAAAAGTAGAAGTAGTAGAAGGTGGTGTTTACAGATTAGAACTAGTAGACGATGATACATCTACATACTACTATGCAAAGACAGCTAGGGTAAGACCTTTTATGCAAAGATATATGCTAAAAAGATATGAGTCTTTTAGTAATGTAAAAGATGGAGACCCTAAGGGTACATTTCATAAAACAATTATGTCAGATAATTTAAATACAGATTTAAAAGATAACAAAGGACATTTTAATTGTGGCAAACCTGCAGGATATATTAAAGACTTTAAGGCACTTCCTGTTGAAATGCAAGACCTTATAAAACAGACTAAACGTGTACGTGTCGTTTTTGGAACAATTAAATTAAATAATCCTACAGACGATAAAGGCAGTGAGGTAGAGCTAGACGAAGTTCCTTTTATATGGGAAGTAGATAATAGAGATGCCTACAAAACTATAGGTGATCAATTTAATATCTATGCTAAGAAAGAAAAGCTACCTTTAAATCATTATATAATGTTAAAAGAAAGTAAAGAAAATCCAATGCAAAATGGTTCTAGTTTCTATACACCTGTTGCACTTGTAGATTTGTCAAAGACTATAGGAGTAGGTGAAAATGATCATAAAACATTTTCTAGTTTTCTTGATTGGATTAAAAACTATAATGATGGTGTGTGTGCAGCATGGGAAAATATAGTTCAAGAAAGACAGAGTGAAGTGTCTAGTGAAGATATGGATACTGTTGATAACTTTGTTGATGTAGAGTTAGAAACTAATGCTAAAGAATAATCCTTTTCAAGTACATAATATTAATTACTTGTCACCTAGCAGTATGAATACCTACATAAGTGATATGCCTATGTGGGTAGCTAGGTATCTGTTTGGTGTTAAATCAGGCAGTGGTGCAGCAGCAGTCAGAGGTATTGTACAAGAGTCTGTATTAGCTAATAAATATGAAACAGGTAAGTTTGATTTTAATTTATTAGAAATAGAATTTATGACAAAGTGTACAGAATTTATGATTGATCTAGGAGATGTAAAAGTAGAGAAAGAAAGAAACTTGTTAAAAAACTTTGGGGAAGTTATTGATAAAAATTTTAAGTATAAAAACTTAGAAGAATATCAAGAAAAGGTTGAAGTGCAATTTGATGATATGCCCATACCTGTCATGGGATATATTGATTTTAGATTTAAAAATAAAATAGTAGATTTAAAAACATCAGCACGAATGCCATCTAGACCAACTGAAGCACAAAAAAGACAAATGGCATTTTACTCTATGGCATACCCTGATAATAGTGTAGACTTATTTTTTGCTACACCAAAGGATTATAAAAAGTTTACACTTAAAGATTTATCTGTATACAAAAAACAACTTAAAAAGGTAGCCTTTGGTATACAGAAGTTTTTGTCTATAAGTAATGACAAACATGAGTTAGCTTCTTTAGTCTTTCCAAACTATGATTCATGGACTTGGAATGATAAATTAAAAAAAGAAGCAAATAAAATATGGAGTGAAAGTATATGAAAGATATAGAAGATTTAGCAGAATTAATTAAAGAGAAGGAAAAAGAACTTCTTGCAATGAAAAAAGAGTACAGAGAACGTAGATCAGAAGGATTGCGTAATGCATTAGAGCAACGCAAGGAAGCTGAAAAGTTAGTTCGTGAAGAGATGAAAGCCTTAGGTTATGGACATACATCTACTACTGATCTTCCTTTTAGATTTTATTTCTAATGTCTGCATATAGTGCTAGACAGTTAGCACGAAAGAATGGGTATAGGAGTGGTTTAGAAGACAAGGTTGCTGAATACTTAAAAAGTAACTCTATTGTTTTTCTTTACGAAAAAGTAAAGATAGAATGGGAAGACCTTGCTTATCGCACCTATACCCCTGACTTTGTACTTAACAATGGAATTATTATAGAAACAAAAGGAATGTTTACTACTGCTGATAGACGAAAACATTTATGTGTAAAGAAACAACATCCTAATTTAGATATACGATTTGTTTT